CGCCCCCCGGGGGCGGGGCCCTCGTGTGTGTGGGATGTGTGTATATTCCGTTGCCGTTTCCGTTGCCGACCCTGCGCCGAAGCTCGGTCGCTGCGCTCCCTCGGATCGGCTTGGGTCCCGCCGAAGCTCGGCGACGCCCGCTGCGCTTCGCTGCGCGGGCTGCCTCGGTTCGGCGGGGCTAGGCGTTCCAGTCCTCCTCCGTCGGACGACTCGGGCCATCGCCAGTTGTTCGCCCAGGTTGCTCGCGGCGGCTCCGCCTAGGGGCTCCGCCGCGCTCGGAACCTGGGCTCAGAACTGGCTCGGCCTCGTCGGGGAGGTGAGGCTCGTGGTCGGTGCGTCTAGCTCGCTCCTCGCTGCGCTGCGGGCTCGGAAGCCGCACCTCGACCACTCGCGACCTCCCGTTCCCCGCCATGCTCCACCCTCGAACAGGCGGGAGCACCTCTCAGAAGCCGTCCGAGCGCTTCTGAGCGACTTTCAGGCCGCGGCGGCACCTCCGGACGGGTACCGCCCCGTTAGGCCGTCTACGGCGCTCCTACGGCCTCAGGCGACGGACCCGCGAGGCCTAACCGCGTCGGTCCTCGTCGGTCCTCGTCGGTCCTCGTCGGCCCCGGAGCGGCCGGCCCGCGCCGAATGTGAGCGACACCACTGCGAAAAAGGCGCTCTCGATTTGCGTCGCGGCGGCTGTGGTGGGAGACTTGGACCAAGCCGCCCGGAGGGGCGAAACGGCTAGTAGCCCTCACCGCGAGCCCGACGGGGGTCGAGGTGAAGGGAGTGCGACCCGGTACTAACCGAAAGGCGGCGAAGCTACGGACGCGTAGCACCTACGACGCGCGCCTCATGCGATCAAGGCACGCGGGCCTCTGGTTACGGCCTCGGCCTCCCGACGGGGAGGCCGAGGAGAGGTTCCAGACCTGCGGACCCCTCGCATAAGGCAATCGACACTTCGGACGATGACGTAACCGGAGGCCGTGCGACGTAGGTTGAGCAGCTCGACCACCTCGAAAGATCGTGAAGCTAGCTGGAGACGCCCCTTGGGGGACCTGGTTCGTAATTGGGTCGGCCCTTGTAGGTCTTACGGCGACACCAACGACTAGGAGCCCGGTTGAAGCACCTTCGAGAGTCATCAGACGGCAGGACAGCACGTCGGGCTGGTAGGGGTGTGGAGGGGGTACTCCGTTAGGCAGGGAAGAGGCTCCAAGAATGCGGGACAAGGCCCGCACCTCGACCTTCGGTCACGTGACAGCGCGACCCCGGGACGCTGGTGAGGCCCGCTGAGAAGCCCCGGACTGAGGCCGCACACCTCAGCCCTACAGCCGGACCGGCACCGTCGGTCCCGTCATCCGGTCCAGACGTCGCGAAGTCGGGACCCACACCCAGCCGGGGACCAGAACTCCCCCGTCGTCCACCCGGACCACAACCGTGACCCGCCGGCCGGCCTGATCAGCCGGACCGATGAACTCCACCCTCGTGCAGGGACATACACAGCCTGCCGCGCCTAGCGCGCCGCCCCGCCACCGGTCAGGTAATGTATGCCATGCATACACCTGCTACCCAGATCGGAGACGAGATGCCCAGACTTCCAAAGTCGAAGCTCGTTCCCTACGTGGACGACCGGCCCGACCTCGACCAGAAGTTCACGCCGCTCCAGGCGCCCACCTCGGTCGACTTCGGACGCAAGCCGGGGGACCCTAAGGAACCCCGCAAGCGTGTCGTCCTCCACATGCGGATGAGCACGTGGGAGCGGGTGTCCCGTCGGGCAGACCGTCAGGGCCTTCGGCCCAACGTCATCGTGGCCCGCCTCCTGGAGGCTTACGGGAACCGGGAGATCGACCTGGCCCCGCACCCGTCGGGCATCAAGGTGACGCCTCATCGCACCACCTTCGCCAACCCGGACAACCCGTCGAACCGGTAGTCCGGGTCTCGGCGTACCGCTGCACAGGCGGTATCTAGCAACCCTCAACCCACCCGAGAGATCCCATGAGCACACCATCGAAGCGCCGTGAGGCGGTCCTGGAGGCCGCCTGCGACGCCTACCGAAGGGGGTTGACACCCATCCCCCTGCCACGCCACTCGAAGTCGCCCAACATCACCGGCTGGACGGATATCCGCTGGCCGGACCCCGAGTACGACGCCGGGGAGGGCGAGGAGCTGGTTCGCCGAACCTTCTCCGAGCAGATCGACCAGGGCTCGTCCAACCTCGGCGTCATCCTCGGAGAGCCTTCGGGCAACCTCGTGGACGTAGACCTCGACCACCCTGCGGTCCAGCGGCTCAAGTCGATGCTTCTACCACCCACGCCGGCCGTCCACGGGCGCGAGAGCTCCCCCTCGTCTCACTACTGGTACCGGGTGGCCGACGGCACGCTGCCCCCCACCCGCCGCCTGCGCATCCCGGCCCAGAGCGGCGGCACCGTCGTCTCGGTCGAGATCCGCGGCACAGGGGCCCAGACCGTCATCCCCCCGTCGATCCACCCGGACACGGGTGAGACCTACACGTGGGAGGGCGAGCCTTGGGGAGGGGAGGCCGGGCCGACCGTCATTGACGGCAACGAGCTCCTGGCTCAGGTCATCCTCCTTGGGCTGTGCGCCGTCCTGCTGGAGGCGTGGCCCAAGAAGGGCGGTCGGCACGATGCCTATGTCGCCCTCGCCGGAGGTCTGCTGCGCTACGGGGACTCGCAGACGGTCCATCCTTTCTGGGAGCGCAACGCCGCTCTGGTCATTCGCACCCTCGCCATCGCCACGCACGACGAGGAGGGGCCGGCCAAGCGTGAGGCGGAGGCCATCGCCCCCACTGCCCGCCGCCTGCGGGAGGGCGGTCAGGCCGTCGGCTTCACCCGCCTGGCCGAGTACATCGGCGAGGAGAGCGTGCAGATCGTGGAACGTCTTGTGCGCGATGCGGAGGCCGCGGCCGGCTTTGAGCCGGACATCGCCGGCGACCGGCCCGAGTGGGCGAAGAAGTGGGACGGCATGCAGATCGAGCTCTCGCCGACGGCCGAGTCTGAGTTCTCCGCCGAGGGCGCTCGGTCACTCGGGCGGCTGGACAAGGAGGGCCAGGACAGCGCCTCGGACTCTGATGGCGACGGCCCGGGCTCAGACGAGCTGGAGGCCGGCGCCGAGGATCGTGACCCTCTCGATCCTCTGGAGGCTCGGGTCTCCACCTGGAGCCCGGTCGACCTGGAGCCCTACCTCTCAGGCAAGGTCCAGGTGCCGGACCCCGAGGTCTGCCGTCGGAACGATGGCCGGTCACTGATGTACCGGGGCCGCGTGAACATGCTCTTCGGGTCCTCAGAGTCGGCCAAGTCGTGGCTCGCCATGGCGATCTGCCTCCAGGAGATCGAGACCGGAGGACGGGCGCTCTACCTCGACTTCGAGGACGAGCCGGTCCAGACCCTCAACCGCCTGCGTCTCCTCGGCGCGGCGGACGACGACCTTCGAGCCCAGTTCTCCTACATACGCCCCGAGGGGCCGCTGGCGGACATGCAGCGCAATCGGTGGGGGAAGGACAACCCCACCCGATCGGGCGAGTTCGCTCAGGACCAGTTCGATATGGCCTTGAAGACCCTCGACCCGGACATCATCGTGGCCGACGGTATGACCGCCCTGTACGGCCTGCACGGGCTGGATGCTAATGATGCCGTGTCGACGGACGTCATCACGTCGTGGCTTAAGCGCCTCACGCGCAACGGCCGCTCCACCGTCATCATCATCGACCACCAGGCCAAGAGCGCTGAGAAGGGCTCCATGCCCATCGGCTCCCAGCACAAGGTCGCCATGGTGCAGGGCACCCTGCTCCAGGTGTGGCCGATCAAGCAACCCATGCCGGGCGCCGTCGGCGAGATGGAGCTCGTCGTCCTCAAGGACCGCCCGGGCCAGGTCCGTGCGCACTCGCAGCGCACAGGCGGCCGCGGCAAGGCTCAGGTGGCCGGTGTGGTCACGCTCGACAGCCGGACTGAGGGCCGCTCGTCTCTCATCATCACCCCACCGCGACGCACGCCTACCGGTGGAGGCGGGCACCTCAACGCCGACGGTGAGGACGTGAACGACGCTGAGGAGCGCGTCGAGATCGACCTGACCGAGATGACGGCAACCATGGAGCGTATGGCCCTCCACCAGGACGAGGAGGAGGCCGTGCTATCCGTCTACGGTGGCGAGGTGGGCCGCGAGGCCAAGGCCGAGGACATCTACCTCATCCTCGGAGACGACCTGCCTCGCAAGAGCGCCAAGGCCGCCCTCGACCGCCTCGTCCGCAAGGGCTGGATCGCCAAGACCGGCTCCCGCAGGGGAGCCTCCTACACCCTCGTCGCAGTTGCTGATGACTAATTGAAAGGACCTATCGGTGAGAGACTACTCAAAGCTTCCCCTTCTCACGCCAGAGGAGGCCTACGAGCGAGCCGCCGAGCTCGGCGGCGAGGACTGCCCCCTCTTCGGACCTGACTACCGGGTGAGGAACCTGGAGGCGTGGAAGGCCGTTGAGACGTTGCTGAGGCAGGATGACGTCTCACAGGTCATCGTGGCGTCCTTCGGTCTACGACGATTCTCGGACTCCCTCGACGCGATCAACATGCTCCGCCGTAGAGGATGGCAGACGCGCCAAATCAACATCGAGGTCCAGCTCGACGGTCGGAGGGCTGAGGTGATGGCTCTCAAGGCTGTCTACATAGGCCTCTAATCGGCCCTACGCCTACTCAAACTACCCCAGTGACTCACGTCACTGGGGTAGTTTTCTGCGCCCTATTGCATGCCGTCATACACCCACCTAGACTGAAGCCATCAGCCAAGACATTCACCCGAAAGGATAAGGAAATGGCAGGAACTCCCCGCAGGAAGGCACGACGAGAGGCAAAGCGCCAGCGCGAGGCCTACTACGCCGACTACGTCCTGGACGAGGGTGGCCTGAAGCGGGCCTATGCCGAGTACGCGATGACGGGAGTCCTGGAGGACCCTCGGACGGGGGAGCGCTACTGCCCCTCATGCGAGCGAGTCGAGGACTACTGCGACTGCGGTGGCGGGGACCCGCTGCTCTGACCGTCACCACCACCACCACCACCACCACCACCACCACCACCACCACCACCACCACCACTCAGGAGTAATCATGAGCAGCAATTGGCCGGACAAGCCTCTCATCCGCATCATTCGCGGCAATATCGGCTACAAGGACGTCTCTGGCGGACTAGCCCTGATGACGCCGGCTGGCAATTACCGGACTGGCAAGGCTAACGTAATAGCCAATGACAGGGATGATCACATCGACGAGTGGGAGGAGGTGACCCCCGTCCCCACCGCCGCGCTCAAGCGCCTACAGAATGCGTTCCGGGGAATCGACGTGATCAAGTCCCTGGAGCCGCCCCTCCTGGAAGTCCTCGCCTGCCTGCCCGCCGACAAGCCTAGCGCCCTCGACCAGGCCGTCACGGACGTCGAGAGCATTGGTGCGCAGGGAATCTTGGAAACCTTCTCTACCGACGACCGTATCGCCCTGCTGCTGAACGCTGTGGACAACGTCCACACGGGCACCGACACCCGCTATCGCCTGGCCTGGGTAGTGCGCCTCGCCTACACGTGGGCCGATCTGACGGCCCCCGACCAGGACGCCCTGGCAGATATCCGGAGCTGCGCAGCAGACCTCCTCGGGGCAGGATCCTTGGAGGATCCGAGCATTATTCACATGGCCCAGTCCGCGGGACTGGTCGCCGGACGGATCGCACACGAGGCCCTGCTGCGGGAGGCCTTGGTCGACCTCGGCGCCTACGCCCTCGCGTGGTCGGCTGAGATCATCGCCCAGGAGGAGACCGGAGAGGGTGAGGACCGGTGAGGTACCGCACTTCAACAATGACCGCCTACTACGCCAATCGAGCACTGTCCCACTCAGTCTGGACCATCGGCATCACCATCGGTGTCGTCACGATGAAGGCCGTGGCCGGGGTCGACGGGGCCCTCACTGCTATGTGGGGCGCTTGGGTCGGCTTCGAGTTCCTAAGGGCGGGGCTGTCCGTCGCGAAGTCGGTGAGCGCCGGCCGAGTGGAGCGTCAGGTCCCGACCTTCTCGGTCCGGGAGGGCAAGTTCGTCAGCATCGATGAGGAGGACGTCCTGTGATCGTCATCGCGGCTACCGCCGCCTACATCATCTGCACCTACATCGAAAGGAGGGGACGTGCGTAACGGCATCGTCAGCGCTGAGGAGATCCGTCGCCGTATCGAGGCCGGCGGCGGGGACGTCCGCGATGCGGACATCGCCGCCGTCAAGGGAAAGAAACCCATCAACTTCATCCCCACCCATCGAGCTGGGCTCGACATCACCCGCAAGGATCTGGTGGGTGAGTACGTCCGGTATCTGACCGCGATCCACGAGCTGCGCGGGGACCTTCTGAAGATCCCCGAGAATCGACGCCCCGCCCACATCCTCGCCGAGGCTGAGAAGGCCGCGGCCCTGCACTTCAAGGAGACCTCATGACAAACGCCCCCGGCCCCTACGTGGATGACTATGACCGGCTCCAGGCTCTCGGAGAGCGAATCCAGATCGAGCGCCTGGGGGACGTGGGCTCCGGCGGAGGCTACGTCCTGCACAACTCCATCTGGTGGCGAGCCGCAGGGCCGGATAGCCTTGAGGGTATCGGCCTGGAGATTGCAGGCCCGACGTATCCTCTGGACCCTCCGACGTCCACGCTAGTAGGGCCTCCCGATGCCCTGGTTATCTACGCCCAGGAAGGGTCCGGGCTCCAGTTCTGTGAAGGCACGCTGCTGGACGTTCTGTGGCCGGACTACGGCCTCATCTACGTCAAAGAGGCCATCCGTCGCGGAGTCGGGGATGATCCCGACGAGGTAGTCCACGGCATCTTCATCCTCCGGTTCGACTCGGAGGGAGGCTCCTACTACGTCCCCGCCGATCCGGAGTCCCAGCCTGGAGCCAGCTCGTCGTGGCTCCTCTCCCCGGCCCGGGACCTGATTCTGGACTGGCGGCCTGTGGACGTGGGCGACCTGCTGGCCAGCATGGAGGATGAGGATGCCCCGGTTTGAGTTCGGCGGCCCGCCCCGCTTCGCCCATCAGAAGCGGGGCCTGGCCAAGCTCATCGAGTGCCGTGGGGTGGGGGCGCTCCTCATGGAGCCGGGGACTGGCAAGACTGCCGTCACCCTCGACTACTGCTCGCTGCTGGCTCTGGCCAGCCCACGTCGGGAGGCTCGCGTCCTCGTGATCGGACCTCTCGCCGCCGTCGACCAGTGGGCGCTCCAGGCGCCGAAGTGGGTCAGTCCCCAGGTGAACGTCTGGGCTGAGGCCCTGGGCGGCTCGGTCATGCAGCGCGTCGAGGCCCTCCGCTCGCGCGGCGGGGCGAAGGTGACGCGCGTTACCGGAGGCCTCGGCCGAGGGGCCAGCGCCTCCCCGCGAGGCGTGCACGCCAACCGCGCCTGGGCGCTGGCTGCTCGCCGTGACGGCGTCGACCTGCTCCGTGAGGAGGCCGTCGCCGGAGGGCCGGACATCCTCGGGGACGTCACACCGCGCCTCGTGATCGAGGCGATCAACCTGGACACACTCTCCCAGCGCCGGCAGGTCGGCTCCAAGACGATGGCCGACGTCGTGCTGGGCGCGGTCACCGACTTTGACCCGGACCTCGTCGTGATTGATGAGATGCACAAGATCAAGTCCATCTCGTCCAACGCCTCACGCCTGGCTGGCCGCATCGGTAACCGCGTTGAGCGCCGCATCGGCCTGACAGGTACGGTCATCCCGCACAGCCCTCTCGACGTCTACGCCCAGTGGCGGTTCATCGACCCGAAGGCGTTCGGCAGGGTCCAGCCTGATGGCACGCGCCGGACGTCTACCTTCGCCCACTTCAAGGAGGACTACGCCCAGATGGGCGGGTACATGGGGCACGAGGTCGTAGGCTTCAAGAACCTCGACCGTCTGGAGGAGATCATGGCGGAGCGCTCCGCCGTCGCCATCAAGAGCGAGTGCCTTGACCTGCCCGACGCCGTCGACACGGTCCTCCCGGTCACACTGTCGGCCAAGGAGTCCAAGGCGTACGAGGACATGCGGACCAAGCTTCAGGTCGAGTTCCGTGAGGAGGACGACGCGTCAGCCGCCGGCGAGGCCACGGCCATGAACCGGCTGTCTCGCCTGATCCGCCTCCGCCAGATCACCGCAGGGCACCTGCCCGACGACGAGGGTCAGGTCCGAGAGATCGGCCGGTCCAAGGCGAAGACCATCGCCTCGCTCATCCACGACACGCTGGAGGACGAGAAGAGGGTAGTCGTCTTCGGGACCTTCACCCGAGAGCTTCAGGCCCTCGAAGAGGAGATCACCGACAAGCGGACCACGGTCCTGAGGATCGATGGCTCCACGAAGCCCGAAGATCGCCTCGCGATCAGGCAGCGCTTCGGGTCCGACGACCCAGCCCGCCTCGTCATCGTGGCTCAGATCAAGACTCTGTCGGTCGCGGTGAACGAGCTCGTGACCGCCTCGCACGCCGTCTTCGCCTCGCTGCCGTGGCAGCGCGACGACATCGTACAGGCCCGGGACCGGCTCAACCGCCTCGGTCAGAAGCGCTCCACCACGTTCTGGTACGCGCTTGCACCTGACACCGTGGACGACGTAGTGTTCCAGGCTTACCAGGACCGCACGGACCTGGAGAAGTCCCTTATGAATCACATCTACAACGAGAGGTGATGACTATGAGTACCCAGCCTCAGGACGTCATCGACGAGGAGAGGGCCACCTACTCCTCACTCACCCTGCACCGCAGGTGCCCGCAGGCGTGGAAGTACCGCTACATCGACGGCCTTCGCCGCCGGCGGTCGGAGATCACCCCCGCACTCGACTTCGGCTCATGGTTCCATGCGGTCCGGGCGCTGGACCGCCTCGCCAAGGGCCGCGCCGAGGGGACACTGAAGGCCTCGCCGGAAGAGATCCACACCTCGGATACCGGGCCGAGCTTCCCAGCCGACGCCGCGCCGTCTGACGTCCTTGCCGCCGCCACCGAGTACTGGGAGCGGCTTGGAGAGGACGCCCGCGAGGTCTGGCTCGGCTGGCTTGGGCAGCCTCTCCAGCACCGCCTGTCACATACGTACCGTGAGTGGCGGGCCCGGTGGGAGCAGGACTCCGAGAACGAGGCCGTCCTCGCCGTCGAGCAGCGGTGGGAGCGCTCTGCCCCCGGCACTGGCGTCGTCCTGTGGGGCTACGCAGACGAGGTCTACCAGGACCGTAAGCGCGGCATCGTCGTGGTGCGGGACTGCAAGACGTCGGGCACCCTCGGTCAGGTGACCAGTCTCGACGAGATGATGGACAGCCAGGTCCAGCTCTACGCCTGGGGTCTAGGCCCCACGTGCGACGAGTGGGGCGTGCCGCGCCCCCGGGCCGTCGCCTTCGACCGTGTGAGGTCCAAGGCGCCTAAGACGCCCAGGCTCACCAAGGCCGGCAAGCTGTCCTCCTCGGTCAAGGACTACGACCTGACCACCTACCTGGAGTGGGTCGGAGACGACGGAATCCCGTACGAGGGCATGAAGAAGGACGGCTCCGCCGCCGGCGTCTACACGGCCGAGGAGGCCGAGATCGAGCGCCTGGGCTCGCCTCAGGTCGTCTCGCAGTGGTTCTCCAGGCACCTGACTCCGGTGAGCCCCCACCTCGTCCGCTCCCATCTCCAGGCCGCTGCGGACACGTGCAGCGACATCTCCCTCACTCGCAAGCGGGCCGCTGCCCGCGGGGAGGCCTCCCGCAACTTCGGAAAGGCGGCCTGCCAGTTCTGCGAGTTCGCGGACCTGTGTCGCGCTCAGATGGTCGGAGGCCCTGGCGGGGAGTACGCGCCCGAGGAGTACGGCCTGAGGTATCGAGACCCGGATCACAGTGGAAGATGAGAAATGGGCTTGCAATGCCAGCCGTCATACGCTTAGAGTTAAGACATCACCCACCCAGTGAGAGGAAATCCAATGACAAGTTTCGCGGGCGTCAACATCGTTGACGTCAACGAGGAAGCCGCCGACTACGGTAGGTGGCTGATCCTAGGACCGACCGGTGGAGGTAAGTCGAGTCTCGCCTCGACGATCGCCACGATGGGCAAGACCTTGTTCATCGACCTGCCCGGCGAGAAGGGCACTCAGTCCTTCAAGAACGCCCCCTACGCCAGCAACATCGACGTGGTCCGGCCCGAGTCGGTCACCGAGCTGGACGATGTCTTCTGGGCCCTCGACAAGGGTGGCCATGGCTACAAAGCCGTCGTCCTCGACAGCCTCACTGCCCTTCAGAAGATGACCATGCGCTACCTCACCGGAGCGTCGGAGACCGCGGTCCGTGAGATCCGGCAGGGCACTGCTCCGGCCGACCAGCGCACGTGGGGTCAGGCCCTCGACGTCATGACCGACACGGCGGTCTTCTGGTACGGGCTGGCGGACGGAAACCGCTCGGAGCCGATGCACGTCGTCATGACCGCTCAGGTCAAGATGGTCGAGGACGAGATCAACGGAGGAGTCCGCCGCTCGCCGGACGTTCAGCGGGGAGCTCAGTCGATCATACGCGCCACCCCCAACTACATCGTGTACGCCGAGACTGAGGAGGACCTCGACTCTTCAGGCCACGACGACGGACCGGTTATCAAGCACATCGTCCGCTTCGGAACCGACCCCGAGTACGGGACCAAGGCCCGTATCCCCTACAACCTGCGCGGTAAGGTCCCCACCGTCATGGGCCGGGACAAGCCAGTCACGCTGGAGAAGCTGTCCCGCTTCCTCGGTATCGGAGGCGTGCCGGAGCGCAAGCCAGCCCCCGCCTCTAGCAAGTCGGCCAAGGCCGAGTCCGACAACTGATCCAACCCAACCCAACCCAACCCTAGGAGACCGCAATGGCTTTCACCTTCGACTTCACCAACTACCGCGACACCGGCTCGGCCCGCGTTGAGCCGGGCACCTACCGCGCACGAGTCACCGACTTCAACGCGACCGAGTCCAAGGCCGGCAACGTCATGTTTGAGGTCTACCTGGAGATCGTCGACGGACCCTACGCCGGCAAGCAGATCATCGACCGCCTCCCGCAGACGGAGAGGGCGATGTTCCGCAGCGCCGCGTTCCTCCAGGCCCTCGGCGTCAAGATCGCCAAGAAGAAGCTCGCGCTCAACCCGAAGAGCCTGATCGACCGCCCGGTCGACATCCTCGTCGAGGACGGCGAGCCTTACAACGGCCGCGTCAAGAGTGAGGTGCGGGAGTACCTGCGCGCGACCAAGCCGGCCAAGGCCGCCGAGCCCGAGCTTCCAGAGGACGATGAGCCGGCCGGGGCTGCGGAGCCCGCTTCCACTGACACGGCCGACGCCACCGACTTCGACGTGGACGCCATCGACATCGACGACCTGGACCTGTGAGGTCTGACAACTAACCAGCGACCGCCCGCCCTACTGCCTCGGGGCGGGCGGTCCTATAGAAAGGAGGGGCTGTGGCCAGCAAAGAGAGCGGCGTCGTGGACGCCATCCGTCGGCGCATCGCCGTCGAGTGGCCGACCTCGGTCACCTGGAAGATGCACGGCTCGGTCTACATGGAGGCCGGCATCCCCGACGTGCTGTGCTGCGTCGAGGGTCGTCTGATCTTCCTGGAGGTCAAGCACCTCAAGCCGGGCGAGAGCGAGGCTCATGCCTACGGGCGCACCTCGGTCGAGCAGGTCCGCCAGATCAAGCGCATCCGCGCCGCCGGTGGGGCGGCCTGCACGGTCCTGGACGCCGATGAGGCGGTCTGGGCCGTCCGAGAGGCGCTGACCGGGTCAACGTTGGCGAGCCTTTACCCCCGGACTGGGGGTGAGGACGGTGGCGAGGGCCCGGCTGACTGAGTCAGACTTCGAGCTCGCTCGCCAGCTGGAGCTGGAGCCGATGTCCCCGGCCCAGTTGGACAAGGCACGCTCCGTGTGGCTTCGAGGAGAGGCCACTCAGCAGGAGGGGAACTCCCGCGTCTGGCGGGTCCGCTCATACAGCGGGATGAAGTCGGGAGACCCTGAGGCTCGGAAATGGGTCTTCGTCACCCTCGTGTCGGACTACGGGGCTCCCGCCTTCTCCTGCACGTGCCTCCACGGGAAGCGCCGCCGAATAGCTCAGTGCTGGCACTCCAAGACCGTGGCCCGGATCTACAGAATCATGATTGACCAGCGCATATCGCGAGAGAAGAGGGAGGAGAGAGCCGGTGCATGCTGAGACAGCCGATATTCCGGACCCAGAGGGCACGGGAGGCTTCGACGCCGTCTCAGCAGTGTCCCAGATGATGGATGCCTCGGAGGGGATCCTCACGATCACGGGAGCCTGCGCGGACATCCGCTCGCGCATGATCCTGGAGCAGGGGTGGAGCGACGAATTCGCCACCAGCTTCTCCCAGGACTTAGCGCGGGGTTTGGTGAATCAGGCCCTCGCCCCGGCCCAGGACTGGCGCTCGATCTTGGAGGGGCTATGACGACGGCGAAGCCTCCGGCGCCGCGCAGGCCCGCCCCGCTGGACTACACCCGCCCCATCTGGAAACGCCAGTCGGGGGAGACCGAGGCGGCCTACAAGTCGTTCAAGGTCTATCGGGACATGGAGAAGCGCCGCGTCCGAGACGCTCCGAACGGGAACTCCTACTCGGCCCGGTGGTCCTGGCGCGAGCGCGTCGAAGCCTGGGACAAGCACATGGCCGACAACGAGGCGGGCGAGCTCGTCCGCTACCGCATCGCCATGGGCGAGCGTCACCGGGCGCTTGGCCGCAAGGCCTTGGAGAAGGCGGAGCTCTGGCTCGACAGCCTGACCGAGGACAAGATCTCACGTATGAGTGCCAACGGCATCGTCCAGATGATGGACGTTGCCGCCCGCATCGAGCGTGAGGCCGCCGGGGCCGGGGCGGACGCCGCCAAGGTCCAGGTCGAGATCTCCTCCAACGTGGCCGAGATGACCGCCTCGGCCACCACGTCCCGCATCGAGCAGCTGGTTGCGGAGGTTGAGAGGCGCAAGCGTGAGCAGGGTCTCATAGATGTAGGCCCCGCAGAGGTCGCCGTCGTTGAGCCTGAGGAGTAGTATCTGACTCGGGACATTTGGGGCAGAATACCCGCCACCTTCGGCATGGGGTGGCGGGTATTCTGTGTCTCAGACCATCCGATAGCGTCGATTGGAGATACGATGCCCCGCGCAAAGAAACAGCTGGAGCCGTGGGAGATGACCCCCGAGCAGCTGGAGGAGGAGCTTGACGCCCTCGTCAAGCGCCAGGCGTGGCTGGAGAAGCAGCCAAAATGCGACCGCCCCTCGTGCGACGGCAAGCCTCACCAGGGTTGCCCCTATCCGCACGACCCGACGTACCTCCAAGCCGGCAGCCCGCTGGAGAGCGCTCAGCAGCTCGACGAGGCGTACGCCGGCCGCCCCCACATCTCCTACTTGTCCGACCGGCTGACCGAGTCCGTGCGCGCCGTCGAGGCCGGTGAGAACCGCTACATGACGATCTCCATGCCGCCCCGTATGGGTAAGTCCACGCTGACCTCGATCAACCTGCCTATTTGGCTGCTGCGTCAGCACCCGGACTGGAAGATCGGCCTCATCTCCCACTCGCCGCAGCTCGCGACGGCCTGGGGCCGCCAGGTCCGCCGCTTCGTCGAGGAGGACGGCGAGCGCTGGGGCATTAAGATCGCCAGCGACGCGGGCGCCGTGAGCGAGTGGCAGACGACGCGGGGCGGCGGCATCGTCTCCCGATCGGCGCCAGGCCAGTCGATCACTGGTTTGGGCTTCAAGGTCATGCTCATGGACGACGTGGTGAAGGACTTCGCCGACGCTCACAGCGAGTCCAAGCGTGAGGCCATCTGGGACTGGTGGCAGGCCAACGCCGTCACGCGTCTGGAGCCACCGTTCCTGTGCATCGCCATAGCCACCCGCTGGCACGAGGACGACTTCATCGGCCGCCTGCTCGACCCCTCGAAGAATCCCGATGCCTCCAAGTGGGAGAACGTCATCTTCCCCGCCATCGCCGAGGAGGGTGACCCGCTGGGCCGTGAGCCGGGCGACCCGCTCTATAGCCCCCTCGTGGAGGAGACCCGTGAGGAGGCGCTGGAGCGCTGGGCCTCGCTCAAGCGGTCGGTCGGGTCCTACATGTGGGAGGCTCTCTACCAGCAGCACCCGACGCCGGCCGACGGATCGATCTTCAACCTCGGCTGGCTGCGCTTCTGGACGACGGACCCCTCCAAGGTCCGGGAGGGCGACGACTCAGTCATTCTCCTACCTCGCGAGCGTCTGGAGCGGGGGCAGTGGCTGGACTCGTGGGATCTGACGTTCAAAGGCACCTCAACGTCCGACTACGCCGTCGGTCAGCGTTGGTGCCGGCAGGGTCCGGACCGGTTCCTGATCGCCCAGCAGAGAGGGCAGTGGTCCTTCACTCAGACCCTGGAGAAGATGTTGCGCTGGTGCAATGCTGGCGACCTGGACGACAATGCCAGCCCCGGCGGCTCCTTCGTGCATCAGCGCCTAGTCGAGGACGCGGCCAACGGTGTCGCGGCCATCGACGTCCTACGCAAGAAGGTCGCCGGCATCAAGCCGATCAAGCCGCGCAGCTCGAAGGAGGTCCGCGCCCGGGCCGTGACTCCGGAGATCGAGTCCGGCAACGTCTACCTCCCCCACCCGCAGGATCCCGGCAACGGTTGGGTGAACGAGCTCATCTCCGAGATGAGGGCCTTCCCCTCAGGTGCCCACGACGACCAGGTGGATGCGCTCAGCATGGGACTTCTCGGCCTACGCGACGCCGGGCAGGCGTCCCTCTTCGTGCCTAGAGGGACGATTCGGCGGGGAGTGTCGGCCAGCCTCGCGGGCGTGCGGGGTGTGAGCGGAATCTCACTTTCCGGCCCCCTTCGAGGCATTTGAGGGCTTGCTCCTGGGGTCGGGTGGACGTATGATTGCATACGTCCACCCGATCTACGTTAGGAGTCCCTATGGGTACCAGTACCCCACCCCCCAGCCTTGAGGCTGTGCAGGACAAGATGACCCTGATCTGGCGAGTCGGTCGAGCCGACCTGCCCGGACTTACCTACACCCCGGCCGAGGCCATATCGGCGATGATGCTCTACGCCTCCAGGCTCGTCACCCTGCCCGGCGGGCCCCGCATCGGTGACCTGGCAGGAGTTGCCGACGCCGCCCGCTTCCTCCTCCCAGGCAGGGACGTTCTTGAACTCAGCCTGGCCGAGTACGCCCGCGCAGCCGAGAAGCACCCGGGCATGACTCTGGAGTGCGATGGCCACACCGACGCCACCCGCCTGTTCGCCCTCGTCGAGGAGATCGGCGAGGTCGCGGCCTGCCTCACCTATGACAACGACGCTGAGACCGGCCACGGCTCGGACCTGGAGTCCGAGGTGATCCAGGTGGCGGCCCTCGCCCTTGCCTGGGCTACTCGCTACGTCAACCCGTAGACCTGGCCTGCATGTATCAACTGATAGGAGAGACCTATGGCATCTGTAAATGACCTAGTAGACCTGCCCAAGCAAATCACCGCCTGGGAAGCCGGAGAGGGCTTCCGCAAGTCCTACGGGATCGACGCCGAGCGCGCCCTCGTGAAGGACCTGCGCACCCTGCTCGCCCTGTGCGTGCAACAGTCGGGCGCGTTGGAGGAGGCTCAAGAGCGCATCGCGGCTCTGGAGGGGAGCCTGAGTCGGTCTGAGGTGGATGAGGCTACGGGTGACTTGGATCCGGCGGCCGACTCCCCGCTGGAGGAGGCCGCTCGCCAGGACCGCCGAGCCCGTCGGCAGGCCAAGCTCGCCCGCGCCGCGCTCCAGGAGCACGTGCTTCAGGCCTATTCCCAGGGCGTCTCGAAGAGCACCCTGAGCGAGGTGTCCGGCCTGACCCGGCAGACCGTCGACCGCGTCCTAGGGCAGTGGAAGCGCCGCCCGCCGAAGGGCCGGTTCAACGACTCCGCAGGCTCTGAGACGCCTCTCACACTTATCTGACCGCTGCGGGCTTGCCCTGGGGCGTATGACGGCATACGCTCGGGGCAAGCCCGCAACTCCACCCGAAAGGAAATGCCATGAGCAACATCGACACCAAGACTGGCCGGTCCGCTTGGACCCGCATCTGGCAGCACCCCACCGCCCGCCTCCAGCCCCTCGACGCCGAGACCATCCACGAGTCCTCACAGGTTCGCGTGTGGGTCGGCGGCGAGCAGGCCGCCATCGCCCGCCGCTCCGGCTCGGTCTGGGCCGTGCACGTGCCGGGGCAGGGCGGCATCCCCGCCGCCTTCGGCGCCTCGGCCTTGGAGGCTGTGACCAACTGGCTGAGCCGTCAGTCGACGGCTGTCTGAGGGAGGAGCCGGTTATGAACCGTACCGCGGGATTTCGCCGCACCCCGCCGACTGTGGTGTGGGAGGGTTATGAACCCTCTGAAGCGGGGGCGGGTCCAGCGGCGGAGGAGGTAAGCCCCGCTGAGGCTGTTCACGCCCCCTCCCACTACATCTGGCTAGGGCAGGCCCTCGCCGAGCTCGGCCTGAGCGCCGCTGCCAACGTCGAGGCGTGGGACGTACTCGACGCCTCCTTCCCCGGTGATCCGCACCTGTGGAACTGCGGTAAGTACCTGCTGAGGCAGGGCCGCAAGGGCGGAGCGGAGAAGCGCCTGGAGGACCTTCGCAAGGCCCGCCAGTACCTCAACCGGGCAATCGAGAGGCTGGAGCACGAGTCTAAGTGACGTGAGTCACCGAACTACACCCCCGCAGCGGCTTGCTGCGGGGGTGTATGCGTGCATACAGTGGAGCCATGAGCAACACCGAGACAGCCCAGCCGACCAGCACCCGCCCCACCACCCTCCAGGAGGACTACGTGATCCAGGACACAATCAACCGGCCGGAAGGCGGCAAGGACGTCTACGCAGCGTCCCTGGCCATCGAAATGACCGACCAGTGGGCCTACTCGATGGACCCCTGGACCGCCCCCCTGAGCGAGGTGCAGGCCGCCGCTGCCCACCTGAGCCAGCTGCCGGTCACCGAGGACGTCGCCGAGATGTTCCGCTGCGCCATGCGGTGCCAGGAGCTGGAGGGGGTCTTCTGGGAGCGGCGGTACCGCGGCGATGACCTGATGTGACCGCCGTCACGGCTTAGGCCGTGAAGAGTCCCTACCTGAGGGCCCCGTAGGGGCCCTCAGGCGCGTTTAGGGCGCCTGCGGGCCACCCGCAAGGCTCCAGATTCCGCTCAGAGGCCGTGTAAGGTCCGTAGACGGCCTAAAAGGCCCCCGCCGCTGCCGTGGGTAGGGTGGGGGCCTTTTAGGCGCTCAGAGAGGCTGTGGAGGCTTCAGAAAGCGTCTCGCCGGTTCAGCACGTCGAGCAGGCTGCGCGCGGACGTGCCCCAGGCGATCGCGACCGCGTAGCGGTCCTGCCAGCGGGGCTGCTGGTGAGGTTGGGTAGGTGGGACGTCGGCAGGGCGCCGCTCGGCGGGGACGTCGTCCCACGAGGTCGGGACGACGAACCACGGGCGGACGGTCAGGCCCTCACGGTCGAGCAGGTCCTCCGGAATGCCGTCCACGGCGGAGGGGTCCTCGCGCAGGACCACGTTCAGCGGGGCCGAGGCCCAGGCCGGGACCCGCTCAACGATGGCGGCGGTGTAGCCGCCCACCTCTCCCCAGGTGCGGGCGCGGCCCTCGTCCTGAACCCGGTAGGCCGGGGACGGGGAGGTGATGATGCAGCGAGGCTGCCCGGCCTTTGGGTGCGGGGATCCGTTGGGGAGCGTGGCCGAATACCTGGCGATCTCGTCGTCGAAGGTGTGGTCGATGACACGGTAGGTAGGGCGCGGATTGTAGGTCTGGGAGAGGCTGTAGCGGTTGCTCATGGGGCTTTCTTTCTGAGTCGGGGCGGTTGGGCGGGTGGCTGAGCGGAGAGTCGGTCACAGGGACGGGCCGGCAGGGGCGCCGTCCGTGATCGACGGCGCTCGCAGCGCGTCGGCCTCGGCCAGAAGGTCGCGGCAGGCGCGCATCACGTCCGCCACCGGCACCCGCCCGTCACCGACGACGGTGCGGCGCAGCTGCTCCAGGAGGGCGAGAGGGACGATGGCTGCCTCCTCCCAGTCGAGCACCCGGGACGGGGAGCCAGGCTCCTGGTCGGCAGGGTGCAGGGTGCGCCCGTCGGTCGAGGTGTAGACGCAGCTGTGGAGCGGCGATGGTGCCGACGGCGCTGCCAGCGGGTCCTGACGGCCCCGCACGGCCGGGACCTGGCGGCGGACGGTGACGCCCGGGCGCCGGGGGTCCGGCTCCTCGACGACGGCCAGGACGGCGGGCACGGTTGGCCACATGACCTCCTCGGCCACGATCCGGTAGGGCTGCCCGTCGCCGATAGGGTCGAGGACCCTCTCTGAGGCGCTCAGAGGCCCCTGCACGGGCTCAAGCGTGTAGCGGACGTGGGAACGAGCGGGGAGCGGGGCGATGGCGTTCATGGAGCCTCCTGAGGCGGTAGAGGGTAAGAGGTCAGTTAGTGGCCTCGGGGGCGTAGCCGAGGAGGGCGGCTAAGACGGCACGGAGGTGGGCATCGGTGGGGTCGTCGTCCGGGCCGGCGATCACCTCGCCGTTGATGATGAGGCCGAGGCCGCGGCTCTCCTGGACGTACTGGCCGCGGGGGCCGACGGCGATCACCCCGTCCACGAGGTCAGTGACCCTGACCTGCCCGGCGGCGGCGTAGTAGATGCTCCTGGCGCTGTTGAAGGCTCGGTGGATCGTGCTCATGGCTCAATTGTATGCCGGCATACGCGTGAAGGGCAAGCCTGAGGGTGGCGGGAGGAGCGTGACTGCCGTCACATGCGGGGAGATTGTCATGAGTGGCTGGCGCCACATCCTACTTATATGCGTCTACACCTCCCCTTAGGGAGGTGTAGACGCTATTATTAAATGTATAATGGCATACATTTGAGGCGTAGCAAGGGAAAAGTCCGTATGCCCGTCATACACTTTGGTGCTAAAAGTGTATGACATTATACATGTGACCTGTGTCTCTTGCCCGGGTGCATACGTCCCAAAATTAAATTCATTTGAGTGACTGCATTCACATCACATTCTGAGAGGATCCTGGGAGGATCCTGAGAAGCGGGGAGGCTGGGAGGTTGGGCGATGGGCTGGGGCCGGGGTCGGGTCGGAGACGGCTGTCGAGGGGTCGGGCGGACCGGTACCCAGGCGGTCGGAGCACGTACCACTTCGCGGGGAGGGGACGACGTACCGGGGCTGGGGGAGTCGACCCCGGCCGGGTAACCGCCTCAGGGATACCTCCGGCTGAGGGCGCTCGACGGCTATCGCCGGCGGTTAGAGCACGTCGAGCGAAAAATGGGCGTGTATGTACGCATACGCCACTTATCGTTGGAATTAAGCCAATCCTGAGATTTGCTACGGCGTAGGCTACGGCTGGCCGGTCGGTGAGGGTGTGGGGTGAGTATCTTGTCAGGCGTGGGTGGCGTCACATTTGGTGGTGGGAGGTGGCTCGGCATGCCGGTCCGTTGCCGGTGGCTTTCTAGCTCGTCCCCCCGACCAGTGGAAGCTCGGCCGCTCCGCTTCGCTGCGCGGCCTCGGATCCACTGTCCGGCGCGACTCCCCGACGACCACCTGCGAGCAGGTGGGTCGTCGGTGGATCTAGATACAAGCCCGTCCTTAGCGATGCATGCCGTGATACGCGAAGGCTTCCGCCTAGGGGCTCCAGCCTCGCGTAGCACCGGCATACATCGGAAATGACGGGGCGGGCTGTGCGGGGCGGTTCGCCTCGCACCGGTGTGCGGCTCGCTGCGCTCGCCGTCCGGTGCGGGCTCAGGGTGCCCGCTACGCCCGCTGATGCCCGAGGTGGCGGCTGCTGGAGCGAAAGCGTCGGTAGGCGATGGTGCCTGCCAGGGCCGCAAGGGCGAGGGTGCCGAGCACGCTGTGGCCGGCGTGGGGCGCGGGGCTGGCGGAGGTGGCGGAGGTGGTGGAGGTGGTGGCGGTGCTGGGCGAGGCTGGGACAGGCTTGTGAGAGGCGACCGCGTCGGCGGCTGCACGAGCGGCCTCGCGCTTGACGACGGCGGGGTCTTTGGAGGGGTCGTAGGGGGCGGGGGGCTGGGCGTGGGCGGGGACGTCGGACGGGGTGGAGGCGTCGGGGGCAGGGGCGTCGGTGTCGCTGGAGTAGGCCTGAGAGCCGTCTCCAGGGCCGTCAGCGGCCTGAGAGGAGTCCGGTGAGGTGCCGGGTAGGGCGGGGGCGTTTGAGTCCGTCTGTGAGCCTGTGGGGGCCTTGGAGCCGGACCTGGACGAAGAGCGCGAGGTGCGGTCGGCGGAGGAGCTGCGCGAGGCTCGCTTCTGCTCGCGCTCGGCGCGCTTGCGGGCTGCCTCGTCGCGGCGGGCCTG